AGGAATTAGTTATTCCTCAAGTTGACCTCAGTGCCAATGCTGACCTATTAAAGGTTCCTCCTCACCTAGTACAGATGCTGGCATACGCTAAAGCTATTGGTGAACGTGGTGAAGACGGTGGTACAACCTTCAGTGAGATATATCAACAGTATCGCTTAGCTTTGGCAGATGCTGTAGCCATTGAGCGTAACAGATACGATGAAGAAACTACTTGGGTTGATGTCTAATGGTTGCTAAGCTCTTAACTACAACTGTAGCAGCTCCGGGCTTCATGGGGCTGAATACTCAGGATAGCTCAGTCTCTTTAGAGGCTGGTTATGCTACTGTGGCTAACAACTGTGTGATTGATAAGTTTGGACGTATTGGTGCTCGTAAGGGATGGACTCTATCTCATGCTACTAATTCTGACTTGAGTACTGCTGACGTTAAAGCTATTGGTGAGTTAATTGACAATGCTGGTAACTCATACATCATTGCAGCTGGTAACAATAAACTATTCAAGCTTGTAGGCTCTACTCTTACATTATTGACATATGGTGGTGGTGGTACAGCTCCTACCATTACAGACAGTCACTGGCAGATGGCTCCCTTGAATGGTGTGTTATACCTATATCAAGCTGGTCATGATCCACTGGTGTTTGACCCTGCTGTCAGTACAACTACTTTTAGACGTATCTCTGAGAAGACTGGCTACGTAGCAACTGTATCTAGCAACAACTGTGTAATTAGTGCCTATGGTCGTACATGGAGTGCTAACAATGCAACTTCTAAGAGTACTGTACAGTTCTCAGACTTACTATCAGGCCATGTCTTAAGTACTGGTACAGCTGGTACTCTGGATGTAGCTCAGGTGTGGCCTAGCGGTGCAGATGAGATCATAGCCTTAGCAGCTCACAATAACTTCTTAATTATCTTTGGTCGTAGACAGGTATTGGTATATTCTAATGCCACTGACCCTAACAATCTAACACTATCAGATGCTATTACAGGTATGGGCTGTGTAGCTAGAGACTCAGTAGTAGCCACTGGTAGTGATGTTATCTTCTTGTCTGACTCAGGTGTACGTTCACTGATGCGTACCATTCAGGAGAAGTCAGCACCTATGCGAGACATTAGTGCTAATGTACGTGATGACTTAGTGTTTGAGATTAGCTTAGAGACTGCAGCTGACATTAAAGCTGTGTACTCAGATAAGGAAGCATTCTACCTATTGTCTCTACCAACTCGTCAGTTAGTGTACTGCTTTGACATGAGAGCAGCACTACCTAATGGAGCTAACAGGGTTACAACGTGGGATGGCTTAGTCCCCTCAGCATTTAAGTACACTCGTAACAGAGACTTGTTAGTTGGTGAGTCAGGATACATTGGTAAGTATGATGGCTACAAAGACAATGCTAACTCATACTTAATGAGATACTTTACCAACTACTTTGACTTCCAGTCACCTACTGTGATTAAGATCATGAAGAAGGTTGGCATTACAGTTATCGGTGGTCAAGGTTATCCAGTTACTTTAAAGTTTGGCTTTGATTACAGTGATATTTTAAACTTAAGGCAATTCTCTCTTGCTAATGCAACGATTGCTGAATACAACATTGCTGAGTTTAACATTGCTGAATACGGTGGTACAGCTTTTGACAATAAGATTATTAATATTGGTGGCTCAGGTAAGGTTATTCAACTTGGCTTTGAAACCAATGTATTTAATAAATCAATCTCCATTCAGAAACTGGATGTCTATGTTAAGACAGGAAAGACACGATAATGAGCAACTACACAAAAGCAACTAACTTTGCAGTCAAGGATAGCCTATCTACAGGTAATGCTGGAAAGATTATCAAAGGTACTGAAATTAACACTGAGTTTGATAACATTAGTTCAGCAATCAGTTCTAAACCTGATGCTAATAACGGTGCACTAACAGGAACAACCACTGCAGTAAACCTTACTGTCTCTGGTACTTTAACAGCTACTATTGACGGAGGTACATACTAATGGCTGATCCTATTGATTGGACAAGTTTACTTGGAACCCTTGGCTCTAGTGCCGTTGGTGCTGTAGGTACTAACTACGCAGCCGACCAAGCAGCCGCTGCAGCTGCACAGTCAGCTCAACAAGCTGCACAGATGGCTCAATTCAGACCTGTTGGAGTTACAACTAGGTTTGGTAAATCAGGCTTTAACTACGATCCTACAACTGGTCAACTCATTGGTGCTGGCTACCAAGTAGCTCCTGATGTAGCTGGCTTACGTGAAGGTCTGCTTGGGATGGCTAGTACTGGCTTAGGTCAGGCTCAGCAGATTCAAGGTATTCAACCTAACATCAATGAGCAAGCTCGTGGTCTGTTTAACTTAGGTGCTCAGTATGTAGCTCAGACACCTCAGGCTGCAGCTCAGCAGTACATGACACAGCAACAACAACTGTTAGCTCCCGGTCGTGAACAACAACTGGCTCAAACTGTTAATCAACAACAACAGCAGGGTCGTTTAGGTCTAGCTACAGGTGCAACTACAGCTGGTTACACTCAAGGTGGTCAAGGTCTGATGGCTTCTAATCCTCAGTTGGCAGCTCTGTACAATGCTCGTTCAGCTCAGGATGCTCAGTTGGCTGCACAGGCTCAACAAGCTGGTCAACAACAAGTTACCTTCGGTCAGAACTTAATGACTGGTGGTTTGAACTTGTCAGGTCAAGGATTCAATTTACAGAATCAAGCTCTTACACCTTATACAAACTATTTAGCAGGTGCTACAGGCATTGAGAATCAAGCTGCTAATGCTCTGACATACGGTCAAGGCTTAGGTGCAGCGGGTGCAGCACAAGCTCAAGCTGCAGCAAACCAATATGCAGCTGGACAGACAACAGCCAACGCAGCTCAACGTGCAGCTTTGCAAGGTACTGTAGCTGGATTAACAGATCCTATTGCAGCACTCATTGCAGGTTTATCAAAACCTTAAGGAATACATAATGGCAACACCACAATCAATTCAAGGTTTGTTTGGAGGCATGGGTACTCCTGAGGAAATGCAACGTCAACTAATTGAGCAGAAGGCTGCACAGTTTGCTGAAATGAATCAGAACCAACAGCTTAGCGCAATGGGATATAAGGGCGGTGCTAACTTAGGTCGTGGCATAGCTGGAGCCTTTGGAGTTGAAATCCAAGATCCTACTATGCAACGTGCTCTTCGTCTGCGTCAACTTGCAAGTCAATACAATACCAATACAGCCAAGGGTCTTCGTGACATGGCTGCAGCATTGCAGTCTACAGACCCAGAGTCAGCTTTCCAGTTAACTCAACGTGCGATAGCTATGGACATGGAAGAGGCTAAGCTAGGTTCTGAACAAGCACTTAAAACACAGCGTGAGCGTGAAAGAGAATCTGCAGATCCATTCCAGAAACTTCTAGAGAAGGGTGTTTATACTCCTGCAAGTTTAGCATTATATAAAGTATCAAAGAATGTAAGTGACTTGAAGTATAAAGATAAAGAATTCTCACCATCAGAGATTCAAACACTACAAGAGTACAGAAAGACATTGATTTCACCAGCTCAAGACAAAGAGATTGCAGAAGTGAATGCTGTTATTAAAGCTGCTGGAGAAGGTAAGGGAACTAAGATTGTTAACGAAATCCCCGGCTTAAAAGGAACTGGGGATATTGTTAATCTTCGTCAAAACCTTAACGCTACATTAAAGCCTTATCGTGATGCTGTCAACGCAGCTGATTCAGCTATTGCACTGGCTGATGATGTTCTTAAAACCGGTAACTTTGCTTCTTTCTCTGCTTTATCTCGTCAACTGGCTAAGGCTTCAGGTGAGACACAGTTGTCTAAGTCTGACGTAGATGCTTTTGGTGCAGATCCTTCATTGATTGGTATGGTGTCTGATGTTGTTTCTAAACTTGCAACAGGAACACCTAGTGAAGATTCAACTCGTAAGCTAAAACAACTTGCTCAAATTCTTAAGAAGAAGAATCAAGCTCTTGAAGAAAATGAGATTAAGCAGACACAACGTACAGCTGAACTATCTGGCTTGTACAAACCTGAGCAAATTAAAGAAGTATTTACACTAAGAGGTACACCATCAACAGGAACTGAACGTACCACTAAAAGTGGTGTTAAATACTCTGTAGGGGACTAATTAATGAAGTATATTATTAACGGTAAACCTGTTACTGTAGACAGAGAACTAACTGATGCTGAGATTGATGAGATTGCAGCTGACTTAAGTGGTGGTATTCCTACTGAAGGTAATCCACCAGCTCCTCCAGCGCAGCCTCAGCTGTCTCCCGGTTGGCGTATGTACAATAATGCTGTGATGGGTGCTGCTGCAGTTCCTATTCTTGGTACAGCTGCTAGAGGTTTACAAGCATTAACACAAACCAGCAAAGCAGCACCGTATACAGCGAACTTGGCTAAAGCATTTCTACCTCAGTCTGGTCGTGCATTAGCAGCTGAAGGAACTATTGGAGCTGCTAGTGGTCTAGTTGGTGGAGAGGTAGGTCAACAAGTAGCTCAGAAGTTTGGAGAAGGTTACAGAACCACAGGTGAGTTTTTAGGTGGTATGGGTTCAGGGATGTTTGCCAATACACTTACTCGCAGTATTCCTGAGATGGCTATGGGTGCTTGGAGAGCTAAGACGGGTAACATTGTAGATGATGTATCCAACGCAGCTGGTGGTGTACGTGCTCGTGGTAAGTTGGCACAAGCTATGGAAGCTAACCCAACACTATCTGATGATCTTTTAAGAGCTAAAGAGATTGAAGCTTCTACAGGTGTTAAGTTACCAGTTACAGCTGCTTCCAAAGGAGACACTACTTTAACTGGATTAGTTAGTTCACAGACATCACGTGGTGAGAATGCTTCGTTCACAGCTTTCATGGCTAACCAAGAGAAGGAAGCTTTAGAGGCTGTTAAGCAAGCACAACGTAGACTTGCTGGAGATCCTAAGAATGCTGAAGCTATTGCTCAAGTAGAAGCTAAGAAAGTAGAGCTTGAGAACTTCCGCAGAGAGACAGCAGCTGAGATGCGTCTAGCTAATCAGAACCGCACTATTGAAACAATAGATACTCGCATTAAAGATCTTACTGAAGATACTTTAAACGTAGCTACAAATAAAGAAGATATTGGTAATCGTATTAATAGTCTTTTGTCTGCTAAAGAAAAAGCTATTCGTGAAGACTTCTCTAAGAATGTATACACACCTTTATTGAATAAAGCTAAAACAGATGGTGTTGAGATGGAGTCTCAAGTAGCTGCTGTAGTGTGGAACTACATCAAGCAGGAAAGAGCTGGTGATGTGTTCGCTAAGTTTCCGGGTCTACTATCACAGGTTGAAAGAGCTTTTGCACCTAAGAAAACACCTACAAGCAGTAAGTTTGCTGAAAAGTATCCTCAACTTGTTAAATCAACTGAAGGAACCTTTCAGAACGTATCTGTTACTGATGTTGACTCTTTAAAGAGAGCTGTTAACAAAGCTATTGGAGATACACAAGATAGAGATCAATCACGTATCTTGCTTGGCTTTAAGAGACAACTAGATGAAGCTATTGGAACAATGCCTGAGTCCTTTGCAGTTCCATACAAGCAAGCTGATAAAGACTTTGCATTTAAGGTTGGAATGCCATTCAATGAAGCTGGTGTAGTGTCTGTAGACAGAGCAAGGTTTGTTGAGTCTGTAGTTCCCATGCTTACCAACAAGCCTTCAGCTGTGCGTCAGATCTTAGCAGCCTCTGATAACTCTCCTGAAGCTGTAAAGATTATTCAAGATGCTTTCTTGATGCGTATTGCACAGACAGATGGTATTGTAAATAAGAATACATTAGAAATTAACCCGGCAGCTTTAACATCCTTCATTAAGAAGAACAGTGCTACTATTGAACAAGTACCGGGCTTAAAAGAATTCCTACAGCGTAGGTCTAATACTGTGGCTGATCTTCGTGCTGATAGAACACGTATTCTTGATGAACAAAAACAAGCAGCAGTTGAGAAGTATTCTAATGTATGGTCAGAGGCTTATGGTTCTAAAGGTGGTTTTGAAGGTTTTGTAAACAATGCTTTAAAGACCCCTTCAGAGATGGCTACTCTTATTAAGATGGCTGGTTCAGACCCTTCATTGCGTAATGGACTTAAGAGCAGCATATTAGATATTGGTTTAAATAGTCCTAACAAGATAGAGTTCTATACTGATAATGCTAAGACCATTGATAGTTTGTTTGGTAAAGACCATTCAAAGACAGTTAAGGATCTCTTAGAAGGTGCTGAAAGACTTGCACAGTTCCCACTGCGTAATAAGGTTAATCAGACACTGACACAGCAGACTGGCTTTGAACGTGAGTTTGGTACAGACCCTGCAAAAGCTGTGTCATTGATTAGACAGCAAGTTCAGAGTACCTTCTATAAAGCATCTGCTTTGTTTAGTCGCTTTGTGCAGAATAAAGCTACTAAGTCAGAGGCTACTGAGATACAGGAATTCTTGAAGAACCCCGGAGCTGTTGCAGATGCTGCTGAGTTATTAAAAGCTTTGAATGATACCTCAGATAAAGGTGTTAAAAAGGTTTTGAGCATAGCTGGTAAATTAGCTAAGAACTCAGCTTCAGCAGGTATCTTTGGAGGTATTGCTCCTGTTATTACTGGTGAACTTGGACTGAGCGAGAGACAACCAGTACAACAATTCGCTGAGTAACTTCTATGAAGAGGCTAACTCTAGCCCTTCTCATCATCTTTACGAGTTTTATAGCGACAGCTGGCTTCGACCCTAACGCAGATAGGTGTGTTAAGTGGACATGGAGGTGGGCTGCTGACTATAAGACTCGTATTGTCGTATGTCTAGAATGGAAGAAAGCAGACAAGAAATGATTGATCCTCTAACAGCTCTAGCAGGTATACAGTCAGCAATTTCAATGGTTAAGAAGGCAGCAGGAGTTGCCCAAGACCTAGGCTCACTAGCGCCCGTGATTGGTAAGCTATTTGACGCTAAGTCAGTAGCTACAAAGGCTATGCTTCAGGCTAAGCAGTCTGGTAAGGGTTCCAACATGGGAACTGCCCTACAAATTGAGATGGCTTTAGAGCAAGCTAGAGCCTTTGAAGAAGAACTTAAGATGCTCTTTATGCAGACAGGTAAGATTGATGTCTGGAACAAGATTAAAGCTCGTCAAGCTGAGATGGACTTGGCAGATGCTAAAGAGATAAGTGCTTTAAAGAGGGCAGAGAAAGCAGCTAAAGCTAAAGAACAAGAGATGAACGAGTTGGCTATGATTATTGGCGGTTGTGCGTTTGTGCTGTTTTTGGTATTTGTCGGTGTAAATGAATTGATGGAATTCTGTCAAACAACCAGAAGGTGTGGTAGATGACTTGGCTTGATATAGTGCTTTGGTCTGCTGTGCCTTTAAACTATTTTTTTTGGATAGTTGTTTATCCAAGGCTGGGAAATGAATGAGTACCAAAAGACCTTTGATGTGTGCCTCAAGATATTCGTTTACGGGTGTGTGGCGCTTTATGTGCTTGGTTTCTTGAAGTTCTTACCTGATGATTTGTCGGACAAAGTTGTTAATCTTTTACTTGGAATGATTGGACTGTAATGCTATCTCTATTTTCTACTCTTGGTGGTTTGCTGATTTCAGGCTTACCTAAACTATTAGACTTCTTTCAGAACAAGAATGATCAGAAGCATGAGTTAGCATTAGCTCAGATTCAAGTTGAGATGCAGCTTCAGATGATGGCTCAAGGCTTTGCAGCTCAAGAGCGTATGGAAGAGATACGTACAGATCAGATTGCAATGCAGACTGATGCTGAGATGACTGTAGCAGCTTATGACCATGACAAGAAGATCATGGATAAAGCTAGTAAGTGGGTGGTTAACTTCGTAGGAACTGTACGTCCTATGGTGACTTATATCTTTGTCTTTGAACTCTGTGCTATCAATGCTTGGATTGCTTACTATGTGTACAGCAGACCTAGTTTAGTGATGAACATGGATGACTTAATCAGATTGTCTGACATTATCTTTAGCAGCGATGAGATGGCTATGCTTGGAGGTATCATAGGTTTCTGGTTTGGATCACGTAGCTGGGCTAAGAAATGAAGCTAAGTAAAGCTGGAGCTGACCTGATGCACAGGTTTGAGGGGTGCAGGAATAAACCTTACCTGTGTCCTGCTCATATCTGGACTATAGGTTATGGTCATGTCCTCTATCAGGAACAGATCAGATTACCAATGGTAGCTAAAGAGGGACAAACTACAACAATTCGTAAAGAGTTACCACTGAGACAGGAGGACAACCGTGTATGGTCTAAAGAGGAAATCGAAAAACTATTCGCAGATGATGTCAACCTTTTTGAACGTGGTGTTCTACGACTTGCTCCTACTCTATCTGGTCATCAAGGGGCTTTCGATGCGTGTGTCAGCTTTGCCTTCAATGCCGGATTGGGCAATTTTCAGCGTTCTACTATTCGGATGAAGATCAATAGAGGTGAATGGAAGGATGCTGCTGAAGCTTTCATGCAATGGACTAAGGGAGGTGGTAGAGAACTCCCCGGTCTAGTTAAACGTAGGAAAGCTGAAGTAGCTCTATTCCTAACTAGCTTTGAAGACGAAGAATAAGTATACAAATCTAAAGTTTAAGTTTACAATTACAAAGAAGCCCCAAAGGATTACTCCTAAGGGGCTTTTTAGTTGGTTATCCTAGTATATTCTTCAGTTCATGACGATTAATCAAGGATAAAGGCTAAGGTTAAGAAGCCTATGTGTAAGTAGATGACTTGGTTAGCTTCATCTGACATCTTATTATCATCATCCATAATATAGAGTTCATCAGCTTCAATACCAAAGACTAAACCAGTCTTAAACTCAAAGTCTAGTATCATATCTCACAAGCACCAGCAGTGCAAGCCAGAGTCTGAGCACCTTCTACGTTGTCAGTACCTTCAACCAGTTTGTCCCAATCAATACCGTCAGGCATACTGGCAACCATTGCATGATACTCTTCCTCGGTCATGGACTCATAAGGAGCTTGTCGGTATGTTCCACCATCCATAGGTAGGAAGCTCACACCTGTAATCTCATCAAAGTTATTCCACACCCATGCTCCAACTTCAGGCCACTCAGTCTCAGTCACTGAGATAGTCACTGAAGGCTTATGCTCACAGTAGTGACGCTGGAACAGTAGCCACAGACGAAGGTGCTTGATAGCATTCAAGTCTTCACGCAGTACAGCACCCTTCTCAACTCGCATGGGGAAGCTAAAGATAGTTGTGCTATCAGGCTTCATCACACACAGCTCAGACGGGAACCCTTGAGCTTTCAAGAATGCAGTCAGAGGGTCTTTGTTATCAGATCGTACACGACGAATAAAGTACTGACTGTGCTGAGGATGGATGCCAGAAGCAGTGCCCGTAAGCTGCGAGACTGTGCCTTCAGGCTTAATTGCAGTGATGGCAGCACTACGATTAATCCCAATAGCGTCAGCCAGCTCACTATTAGTATTGATAGCCACATCTTTCAGTCCTTCCAAAATAGCTGGTAGTTCAGCGTTATCAGGGTCATTGAGTAAAGCATTGTCCAAGATACCAGTCATAGACACACCCAGCAAACGCTCATCTTCAGTGTTTGTCTGCCACACCTTACGCAGGTACGGGAAGTTAGTCATCGTCGATTGAAAAGTCCCCAGAATAGTAGCCAAGCGCACTTTATTCCGTAGAGTATCCACACTATCATCG